TGCTGAGGTTCCATTCAATACTTACCTTACAGTTGATGAACGAAATGTAATGATGGTAGAAAACGTGAGTGTAAATAACAAGGACTTACAACAGGTAGACTATGAAATTGAAACAATACGAATCTAACAAATTTACTTACGGTATGGAAATAGAGTGGGGTGATGTGCCTCGCTCTTTTTCAATTCCAGAACATCTTGGCACTTGGGAATTTAGTGAACGAGATATCATAAACCTACGAGAACCATACCAATACGTATGTGCAGATCCTCTAGGTGAAACCCCTCCAGTTGGTGGTGAGATTAATACCAAGCCAACCAAAACTTGGATGGAACAAGTCGATCGTTATTTCGAACTCCAGAAACTCTTTGAAGATAATGGTACACCACCTACTGTTGGTGCAACCTGCCACTCACACATACACTGCAGAGTACCTGGACTTCGAGATGACATTGATGCGCTAAAGAGACTTACCAAATACATCAAAGAAAATCAACACACTACCATTGAGCATGTGTATGGTTTCTTTGAGCACAATGAGATGCGTGGTGTTAAAGGTGCTAAGATGTATTTGAAGTTTGATGGTGGTCGTGCGTTGCCAGATTACATGAGCGATAACATTATCAATCTGGCAACTGATTTTGATTCTTTTGTTAAGATGCATGCTGCAGGTAAAGATGGCGTATCAATGGGTCGTCCATTTCGTTATGCAATTAATATGTACGCATTGAAGCATATTGACACTGTTGAGTTTCGGTTGTTTCGTGGCACAATGCAGCGCAATGAACTTGAATCATGCTTTCGATTTGTTCAGGACTTCCTACATGCTGCTATAAATGATGGACCAACTGTTGCTGAAATGATTTCATCAAACAACTACACATTCCCTCCAATGATGTGGAGTCTACCACAATTCATCGGCTGGGAGAAAACAAAACACCCAGAAGGTCGTGGAGAGAAAGTGAGGACATACGTTGAAGTTGTCTAAATGTTCACGTGCTGAATTCATTGCAGCCATATCATCTGAGAAGGGTGATAACTTTGCTCGTACATTCGTGGCAAAGGCAGATATGCAAGGACAATGGGATGAGTGTTGGGGTGCGTTTGATGATAGTGGTGAGTTAATGGCTGCAATCATTACTACAATCTCAAAGCGTAAACCCTACGTTGCCAACCTTCAACTACTTCATACCTTTGTAAAGCATAGAGGTAAAGGTGCAGCCAAAGTCCTATGTGAAGATTCATTGCGTCAGGTAAAGAAACGCAGAGCAGAATATTTTAGAGTATCATCTGAGGTTGACGCAGTTGGCTTCTATGAGAAGATTGGTTTTAAGTTTTGGGGTAAACAAAAGAGTGGTTGTCAACTGTCAATCTTTCGCATTGATGGTAATACCTTTACAGAAGGCGACTATGACTACCATGACTCAATGATCAACAATGCAATTCACAAGAAAGGTAAGGGTGGTTGTGTTGAGATCTTTGATATTGCAACCAAACAAAATCTTGACCTGCAAGTCTTTTCGTAGTATAATAACTTATGGATCATAGAAACAACCCAAGAGAATCATTCATTCGATGGTACGCATGGTCACTTCAATACGATGATTGTGACCCAGCAGTATGGGCAACGAACTATCTCAACAAACGCTATGAGCACAATGACGAACAACGATTGTGGCTTTGCTGGCTTTACGGAAACACATACCATCTCCCAACTGCTTGGGTACTGATGAATGAATTTCCAGACTTTGAACTAGCAACTGTTGATCGAATGACTCAGTGGAACACAGCAAATTATAAAAGGCTAAGGTATCAAACTGATACGAAGTGGAACAAAGGGCATCTTCCTACCATGTTTGCTTCCTATCAAGAATTTATAGGAAGTGGAACTCAACGTGAAAGACTCGAAACCTACTATGGCACCAACAAGGAAGCAAACTTTGATGCGCTGTGGACTGTACTTAAAAACAGTCTTCACAAATTTGGTAGATATTCCACTTGGTTTTATCTACAGCACCTCAAGCATACTGCTGGTGTTTCTATTCAGCCTACTACTCTCATGTTGGATGATTATGAAGGTTCCCGTTCTCATCGTAATGGATTACTTCTTGCCCTTGGCAAAGCTGACGATATTGATAGAAAACTCACTAGAGCGGAATATGCAGACCTTGAATCACATAGCAAAAGCATTATTGTTGAAATGAGAGAAAGGTTTCCTAAACTGGCCAGTCAGATAGATTACTTTACCATGGAAACTTGTCTGTGTTCCTTCAAGAAAATCTTTCGTGAACATCATGGGCGATACCTTGGTTACTATCTTGACAGACAAGCAGAAGAAATTATGCAGTGTGAGAAAGATGGTTGGTATGGTATTGAGTGGCAAGTCCTTTGGGATGCTCGCAACGAAACCATCGATCTAAGATTGGATAACAAACTTGGTATCAACAAAGAAAAGTTTAAGGCATTTGTAAGTAGCGGGAACATCGATCGACTTGATTGGATGTTTGATGATGAACAAGAGATTAGCATTGGACTGGAGGCATTCGCATGATTAACAACAATTCACACATGACATCAACTAAAACACTTATAGGTGATACGATTACTATAAGTGGAGGTGGTTCTGGTGGTCCTATGCCATTCGGATCTATAACTGCAGGTACAACAGTATATACAAACACTGGAACAGCTGGTACGATGCACATACCAAAAGCATCTTTAGATTATCTACTTGATACCTATGAAATGAATCAGATAGTCGTTGAGCATAAACTTCAAGAGCAGGAGTTAATGACATTGAGAACTGCTGATGTTGACTTTGCTAACCATATCAAACTTAACTTGACTACTCGTACTGCAGAAAGAATTGTACAGAAGATGTCCTTTACTAAGGTTAAAGATCCAGTCATGGATGTTACTTCGTTTCGAGGAAGAGTTTGGGTATTTACAAAAGATGAACTTGAACAATTGATTAAGGATGCACAAAATGCGTAAGATTATTGCTGTTGGTGGTCAACCAGGAACTGGTAAGACAACTCTGTTCCGTAAGTTTATTGAGAACTACGAATGGCGTAAATGCGAACCAAAGAAATTGCTCAATGCTCTTTACTGTGAAGAGATCGATACTTATATCCTAGGTAAGTATGAAGATGGTGAAACCTTTGCGGGAACTGATCGTTTAAGTATGGCTGTTCAACCAGTGGCTCAGGAATTCGTTAAAGAAACGAATCACAATATCCTCTTTGAAGGTGATAGAATCTTCAATCAGTCTTTCCTAGAATTCTGTATGGCTCTTCCTGCAGATCTTCAGGTAGTCTATCTAAAGGTTCCCGATGCTCTACTAAAGCAACGGTATCAGGATCGTGGTTCCGACCAATCCGAGATATTCTTAAAAGGTCGGGCTACTAAATATAACAATATACTGTCGAATTTTGAATTGATGTCCTATATTACTGAGTTTGCAAACACTAACTTAGAGGAGCAAGCGAAAGTTCTTGCGTTTTTGGAGGGTCACTTAGCCAAATAGCAATTGCTTTCTAGGGTACAATGAGATTCCTAGAAACCTACAATTCGGACTGGATGGAACTGCTTAACTTCTATGAGCGACCATTCAGAGCTAAACTTGTTCCTGCAAAAGTCTGGAAGGATCTTGACAACTGCAGAAATAATAGTAAGGCATTGGTTAATTACGTCAGGAAATGGCGTTGCAAGATACAATGGAATGTTGAAAAATCCAACTCAAAGTTGTATGATACCTACGTAGCTGTAGGTGGTGAGTATGATCCAGAGAAGCGTCAATGCGTATTGATGATTCATACTACCTATTTCGATGGCTTTCCCTTTACAGATAAATCCTGGGATGCTTTTAAATATCGTCTAATCCAAACTCTAATGCATGAGTTGATTCACTTCATGCAATTCCATAGAAGAGACGATGAGTGGAGCAACTACGTTGTTCCTTACAAGAAAATCGGAATCGAAAAGAAAGACGCAGAACGTGCTT